ATTTTAATATATCGACACCTCCAAATTTAAAGCAGTGGCAATCTGTCCTTGGATGGTGTGCAAAGTCTGTGGACAGTCTGGCTGATCGCTTGATATTTCGCGAATTTTCAAATGATAATTTTGCTCTAAATGAAATATTTCAGATGAATAATCCGGATACATTTTTCGACTCAGCTATATTATCAGCGTTGGTTGCCTCGTGTTGCTTCGTCTATATTTCTCCCGATCAGGCCGGATATCCAAGACTGCAAGTGATCGATGGAGCAAATGCAACCGGTGTTATTGATCCGATAACAGGCTTACTGAAAGAGGGATATGCCATTCTCGAAGAAGATAAAAATGGAAATCCAAGTTTAGAAGCGTATTTTCTTCCTGGGGAAACATACTACTACAGAAAAGGTCAGAAATTGCCGGAATTTGCGAGATATAATGTTGAACATCCACTTCTTGTGCCGATCATTTATCGACCAGACGCAGTGAGACCGTTTGGCCATTCGAGAATCAGCAGAGCATGCATGTCTTTGGTTGGTTCGGCACTTAGGACAGTGAAGCGTTCAGAGATAGCAGCAGAATTTTATTCATTTCCACAAAAATATGTATCCGGTTTATCAGAAGATGCAGAACAGATGGAAAAATGGAAAGCTACCATGTCTGCGATGATGACGTTTACAAAAGACGAGGATGGAGACAAGCCGACATTAGGGCAATTTCAGCAGCAGAGCATGGAACCTCATTTGTCGCAATTGAAAATGTTCGCAGCACTATTTGCTGGAGAAACAGGACTGACATTAGATGATCTTGGATTTGCAACGGAGAATCCTTCCAGCGCAGAAGCAATCAAGGCAGCACATGAGAATTTGAGATTGGCAGCAAGAAAAGCGCAGAGAACATTTGGGAGCGGATTTCTAAATGTCGGCTATTTAGCTGCATGCCTACGTGATGAGTATTCTTATGAGAGAAGACAACTATATCTGACAACAGCCTCATGGGAACCTATATTCGAGCCGGATTCAGCAATGCTATCAAGCATAGGAGATGGAGTGATCAAGATTAATCAGGCAGTACCGGATTATATTGGGAAAGATAATTTACGTGATCTGACAGGGATAAAAATGAATGAGGTGTAGGCTATGGAAGATATTGTACCGAAATTATTGGAACAGATACAGGGACAATTTTCAAAGTTGCTTGAGTCTGATCAGAAAATTAAAAGTATATATAAAAAGGTTAAAGAAGGGACTGCAACTCATGCGGATACCTATGAGTTTGCAAATGAAGTCGGAAAGCTGCTTGCGAAATGTTTGCAGAAAGAGCTATCTTCTGATATCCTGCCGGATGGCAAAATGTACTATAATATTGCAGAAAGAATATTAAATTCTGTATTGAAAAATAATTATAATCTAGTAATAGATACCGCTTCCGATATACAAAAAATATTAAATCAAAAAGCCGGGGTTGGAATCAATGCAATTATTCCTAAAATAAAACAGGGTAAAATAAATGGACTTATTAACAGAATATCCAGTGAAGAGGTATATGATAATATCTCATGGACATTACAGGCTCCAATCGTAAATTTTACAATGAGTGCAGCAGATGATTTTGTGCAGACCAATGTAGAATTTCACGGAAAGTCAGGACTGACTCCGAAGATTGTAAGGATAGCAGGAGGAAACTGCTGTAAATGGTGTAGAGGGTTGGCGGGAACATACATATATCCAGATGTACCTAAAAGCGTTTACCAGAGACATGATAATTGCCGCTGTATAGTCACATATAATCCGGTAGATGGAAAAGGAAAGATTCAAAATGTACATTCGAAAGATTGGATTTCGGAAGAGGGATATGTTAAAATAGAAAGACAAAAACGAGAAAAAGAATTAAAGCTTTCAAATGGGCTTGCCGCTCAAGTATCAAAACATCCAAAGATGTTGCAAGCATACACTCCAGAGTCACTAAAAAAAGCATTGGAAGCTGCGGGATATGATGTAAAACCGCTTGGAACAAAAAGCAGATTAAAAGGAATTCCATTTGAAGAAGGTGGAGGATACAGAGTTTCTTATGGAGGAGATAGGTATCTTCAATATCATCCAGAAAAATATAGTCATCATGGAGGAGCATATTATAAATTTTCAAGCGGAAAAACAGGAAATAAACGATATCATCTGAACGGAGATGAAAAAAATGATTGATAGATATAAAATGAAAAGTGCAGGATATGATGTCCTGAAAAGAAAATATAAGGAACATATCATTGATGAAAGGACATGGTATGAACTACATGATGGTTCAATGGTTTCATTATTTACATTAGGAGATGAAACACGATGTGTAGGAATACAGATTGCGGAATCGTCAGAAGAATTATTTGCATCAGAAGATACAGATCTTTTCTTTGAAGATGAATATAAAGATATTGAAGAATTTGTAAAGGATTTTGAAAAATACACAGAAAAATATTTTGATTAAAATATCTACCAGTCGTTAAAGGACTAGTGGATATTTTTATTATGGCAGGTGGTAATATGATAGAACTTAGAAGAGGACGGCAGACCCCGACTCAATCTGTCGTGTTGCCATATTCGCAAACAAGAGGAAAAGAAGCGGTTGATCTTTACAATTCAACTGGTCGAACAGCACAGGAGTGGCAGGAGCTTCTTTTGTACGATATTCTTGCGTACAACGATGAGGGACTATGGGTTCATACAAAATTTGGTTATTCCGTTCCTCGAAGGAATGGGAAAAACGAAATTGTAGCAATCAGAGAATTATGGGGGCTAAAAAATGGAGAACATATACTTCACACGGCACACAGAACTACAACGAGCAGTTCGGCATCGAAGCGATTAGCAGCATTCCTAAATGACATGGGATACACAGAAATAACAAGAGCAAAAAAAGGAGTAGAATACAAAAATTCTTATGTTTATTCCAAACAGTTTGGCCTCGAAAGAATTACGCTGTTAGATGAAGGAGGTGGAACCTGTGATTTTCGAACCCGTTCATCAAAAGGCGGATTAGGAGAAGGCTTTGACTTATTGATCATTGATGAGGCACAAGAGTATCAGGATGATCAGGAGACCGCATTAAAATATGTTGTATCAGATAGTGCGAATCCACAGACAATCTTTTGCGGAACGCCACCGACATTGGTAAGTTCAGGGACTGTATTTACCAAAATGAGAAAAAAAGCACTGAGTGGAAGTACGTTTAACACCGGATGGGCAGAGTGGTCTGTTGAGTATCAGTCTGATGTCAGAAACCGGGAGCTGTGGTATGAAACAAATCCATCACTAGGAAGCATACTGACCGAAAGAAAGATCATGGATGAAGTGGGAGATGACGAAATTGACTTCAACATTCAGCGCTTGGGATTATGGCTCAAATACAATCAGAAATCGGAGATCAGCAAAAAAGAGTGGGATGCATTAAAGGTAAAGTCATTACCAAAATTTCAAAAAAATCTTTATGTTGGAATTAAATTTGGCCACGATGGAACCAATGTGGCTATGTCTGTTGCTGTAAAAACATTGAAAGGAAAAATTTTTGTTGAGACAATAGATTGCCAATCTGTACGGAATGGAAATGCCTGGATTATTGACTATCTATCGCATATGAATCCACAAAAAATAGTAATCGATGGAGCAAATGGTCAGAAACTGTTAGAAGATGAGCTGAAAGAATTTAAAATAAAAAACTCAATATTACCAACAGTAAAAGAAATTATAGTTGCCCATACATCATTTGAGCAGGGGCTATATTCGGGGAAAATATGTCATGCAGGACAGCCGTCGCTGGAGCAGGCAGCAAGCAACTGCGAAAAACGTTCGATTGGAAACAATGGCGGATTTGGATATCGTGCACTAAAAGAAGGAATTGAGATTTCAATCTTGGAAAGTGTAGTGCTTGCATATTGGGCATGCAACGAAAGCAAAGAAAAGAAAAAACAAAAGATCAGTTACTGATAGAAACACCTGAAAGGGTGTTTTTTTAGTATATAAATTATTTATACCACGAGT